ACAATCCAACCATTAAACTTTGGTTCGTTATGTACCTTAACTTCTAGCTTGATACTTTCATTACCAGCGGCTGACATGTGTTTAGTGCATTCGCTAATAATACAATTATAATCACCTTTCGGTATATAAGAGGATGACTCCTCTTCCCTAGACTCTACGTTTGTAAAATCAATTCCATCAAAGTCAGACATTATGCTTCTCCTTTAAATCCTAACTTGTTAATAATATGTGATAGGTTAGGTTCCTCTAAGGCCTCTAACTTACCACTCCTGTCCTTAGCGATATAATTAGCGCCAAGAGTTGTTTGCAACCAACGTTCGGTTGTCTTGTTTCCTTTCTCATCTTCGGTATCAAATGTTCTCAAACATAACACTTCATCAAAGAAGTAAGGAATTTGCGTAGGCAGTTTAGCTCCAACCATCATAGGTTGGTAGTGCAACATGCCTGTAGCCTCATCTCGTACCTCTTGCTGTTTAGCAATAAATACAACATGTATGGGAAGGTCCCTAAATCTACGCATCGTCTTAGTCATTATCTGAATGACCTCGCCATACGCTTTCCTTGGGTCTTTGCTTTTTTTCAACTCGTTGCCCAGAACAATCTCTGACATTTCTGTCACGCTGTCTAAACAAACGGTATCGTAGTCTAACTTGCCACTTTCTAATAGCTGTGCAATTTCTTCTATTTCAGCTGCTTCTTTGACTTCAATAGCAGTCACGTTCGTAGCATCTTTAATAGATAGAAGTCCAGCTTCCATACTGACGACAAGAGTTTTTCCTGGGACGGTCTGACAAAGAGTTGTTTTACCAGCTCCAGAGATTCCGTAAACCAAAAGTTTGGCGCCTTGCGACTCGACCAAATCACTCGGGCTTTTTATACGACTTAATATATCGCTCATATCATTTCTCCTAAAGATAAAATAATAGTATACAGATAAAATTTATAACTGTATACTTTTAGTTCAAAATAAATTTATTACAGAAAGCAACTATGAGCGAAGTCAATAAAAATCAATGGAAAGTGAATTATTTATACAGGCTTAAGCAGTTATGTGATAAAGATTTAGAATCTTTATATGCTAACAAACTAGAGCCAGAATACAAGGAGAGAGAAGTGAAACGTATATCTTTAAAAGATTATATTGCCTATATAGGCAACGCTGGAGCAGCAAAATTATTTGAATGCTCTGAAGCAACAGCAAAGTCCTGGAGATATGGTAGGCGTCAACCGTCTATTAAACAGGCTAAAAAGATAATCAAAGCAGCAGATGGAAAGCTAGACTTTGAATCTATTTATGGACCACTTGAAACTACTTTTGAAGAATAACAGAAGTGTTCAACGTCAAAGCAACAGCAGAAGACTCTGCGTTGGATTTAGCGCTTGCCTATGCAGAATCAGGCTTTAGTGTAGTACCTTTACTACGCCATAATAAGGTTCCCCCCAGAGAACTGGGAAGCTGGGAAAGATTCAAGAGCGAACAACCAACGACAGAAGAAATAACTAAATGGTTTCAAGGCCGCGATGATTTAGTCGTAGCTTTAGTGACTGGAAAGTTTTTGGTTATAGATGCAGACACTCCAGAGGCAGTCACGTGGGCTGCTAATAATTTACCTGTTACACCTTTAAAGGTAGCTACTGGTAAAGGTATGCACTATTACTACAACAACCCAGAAAATTTTACAACTTATGTCGCTCGTAGAGTTGCTGATTACGACCCAGCAAAACTGATTGATATAAGAGGCGTCGGTGGCTTGATTATCGCCCCCTATAATATTCATGCTACTGGCGCCATCTATGAGCCTCAAGTAATACCAGGTTGGAAATTGCATGATACAGGTGACTTGCCAGACTTCTCTCGCGAAGATTGGGTAAAGGTGACTGGCGCAGACAAGATTAACGGTAAACCTATAGCGACACCTCTCTCCCTTGAAGCCGCTGCAGAGGGAAGCCGTAATGATACTGCAGCTAGATTGGCAGGTTATCTGATTGCTAAAGGATTGAATACAGACTTTACTCAATTCTTTTTGCAGTCTTGGAATAGAAGCAATAAACCACCTTTAGAAGATTCAGAGATAGCAACGACTGTTAACTCTATTATGAAAACCCATGAGCGTAAGAATCAAGCTGCTCCAAGTTATATATCTAAGAACAGGGTTATCAAAGAGCCAACAGAGCTTTACAACCCCCCAGGAATTATTAAAGACATCTACCAATACTCAGAGCAGATAGCTCAGATATCTCAACCAGCTTTAAGTTTACAGTCAGCGTTAGGTGTTGGCTCTGTAGCTGCTGGTCGTATGTATAAATCAGATATGAATAACTTTTCGTCTTTGTATTTTATGTGTATTGCAAAATCTGGTCAGGGTAAAGAGAATACTAAAACAGTTATTGAATCTGTATTAGATAACTCTGGCCATATAGATTTGATGGCTGGAGACGGTTATACATCAAGTGGAGCTGTATATAGTTTGCTTCGCCATAAACCAACTCACATTACTGTAATGGACGAGTTTGGTAAAAGATTAGAAAGTATAGCTAAGTCATCGAACTCTAATAAAGAAGACGCCCTGCAAGCTCTGATGGAGGCCTGGGGCCGTTGTCACGGTACTATCAGACCTGATAACTACTCTCTTATGAATATGTCTAGCAAGCAACAGCAAGAAGCTATGGATAGATCAACAATTAAACCAGCTATAACACTTATGGGTATGAGTGTTCCAAAGAATTTTTACGGTGCTTTATCTACAGGAAGAATTGTAGATGGATTTTTAAATAGGTTTATTGTTGTTGAGTCTAAGCTTCCAAGAGTTGTAGGCAAGATGGTGCCATTCAGAGAACCTTCTCACGCTATATGTGAGTGGGTTAGAAAGATGCGAGAAACTAAAAACGAAATGGAAGAGCTGGCTAAAAACAATTCAGAGTTAGATTTTAAACAGCGCGTGCTTACCTTTGATAACGAAAGCAAAGACTTACTAACTAAACTTGCATACAAATTAATAGAAGAACAAGACGCTCTAGAAAAAGATGGGCTAGAGGTATTGCTGTCAAGGACTAGAGAAAAGGCTATGAGACTAGCTTTGATATGTGCTTTGGCTGACAATCATAATACCAATATTATTAGGAGTGATATAACTAAGTGGGCGATTGATTATGTTTATTACTATGACCAATTACTTGTAGATAACTGTGAAGACAAAGTTGCAGGCTCAGAGACAGAGAGCAAGATAAAACAAGTATTAAGCTTTATTAGGTCGCAAGGAGATATAGGTATTAGTAAGCGTGATATAGATAGGCGTGAGATATTTAGAAGTATGAAGTCATACGAAGTAAAAGAAATTATAGAACGATTAAAGAACTCTGGAGAAATTCAAGAGAAAGATGTTAAGACCAAAACAACAGGCAGGCCAACGAAACGTATTGTTGCGATTGACCCTGAGTTCTTTGATGATTAAAGGAGTGGAATATGAATCCAAAACCAAAGATGGAAACAATAAGCGACCAGAAACGCGAGGAGCGTGTAGCTGGTTTTATAGAAGGATTATGGGATGTTAGATGCAATAAGCTACCAGTATCTTACGGACTAGATTACTGGTGTGAAAGCAAAGAGTCCTGCTTTTGGCTAGAAGTTAAATGTCGTAGCTTTGGTATAGATAGGTATGACACTTTATTACTTAGCACCTCTAAATTAAGAATGGGTGCTGCTCTATCTTTAGCTACTGGCCATCCTTTTGTCTTGGTGTTTGCTATGACTGATAGCGTTTACTCACATACCTGGAAAGCAGGTAAAGAGTATGACGTTAGATTCGGTACGATAGCAGAGCCTATCTACGAAGAAGACTCAGAGCCGTATGTGCATTTAAGTAAAGATGAAATGACTTGTCTATCAGAACATCCGTTAGGATTTGATAGAGAAGAAATGGGCCTAACTTATAATAAAAAGAGTTAGGCTAATCTGCCTAAGCTTTCAGCAACAGTTTCAGTTCCTGGATTTCCACCCAAAAGACTTCTGCTGATAGGTGCTTGATTTTGAGCGCCTAAGTTTACAGGAAGCATATCTGGTAAATCTGGTACAGAAGCTTTGAGTGGTTTTGCTATCTGTTCTACCTGTCCCCTTAGTTCTTCTGCAGTAGCTTGATTCTTTGGTGATTCTATTTGTTTTCTAAGTTCTTGAGTAATTCCAGATTCTATTTGTCCTGCACCTTCTTGTAAGCTTTGAGCTAATGTAAGTCTTGCTGCTTTTTCAAAAGCGTCTACAACTATCATTGTTGAGCTTAAATCTGTGTTTGCCATAAGCTTAACAATACTAGGTCTAGACATAACGTTTGCAAATATTTTCAGCCCTAAAATGGTTGGCATAAGAGAAATATTAAGAGCTTGCGCGCCTATAGCTCCAGCGACAATACCACCAGCTGTCAATCCTTGAGCAGCTCCAACTTGCAAATCTAATGATTGTTGTAAAGCTTTAAATGCAAGCAATTGTTCTTTTCCAAACATAGCCTCAAGAGTATCATCTCCATAAGATTCAAGAGAAGCTCTTAAATTACCAGGTTTAAATAAGTCAGAAAGTTTTGAAGTTGAATTTAATTTACCAACACTTACAGCATCAGTAAGCAGTTGTCCCATAGCATTTTCTTTTATACTTTCAAAAGTTTCTGGTTTTATTCTTTTATCCTTCACTAACTGTTTTATATAATTAATGTCTGCAGCAGAATTTGGTCTAAATATAGAAGCTACAATTTTTTCTGGAGTTTGATTTTCTACATTTCTCATAAATGTTTTCTTACTTAACTCGTCCGCCTCAAAAGTTGCTTTGGCTCTTTCTTTAATTGTTTGTAAAATTCTATAGCCAGTATTTAATTCAGGAACAATACCTGGTCCTTCGGCTTCAATTGTTTTTTTAATTGGTAAAGAACTTATAAAGCGTGGGTCTGGTGGAATAGTTGTTTTTGCTTTTATTGTTGTGATTGGATTTGCTCCCATCATATATTTAGTTGGAGTTTCTTCAATATCATTAATAAGTTTTTTCATACTATCTTTTGTAAGGTTTGGTTTAAGGATATTAATATCAGCAAGTAGTGCTTTGTTTTGGTCGTATTTAGGTCCAAATAATGCTTTTAATGTAGAGTTTCCATCATTAGTATCATATTTCATTATATTTTTATAAAGAGAAACAGGATTTACTTTTTTTGTAACTGGGTCTGTGCTATTTGCTATAGCATTTTTAAATAACAAAGCTGTTAATTGTCCTCTATACATTTCCATTTTTTTCATTCCTGAAGCATTTTGAACTGCGTTTAAAACTTCTTTTATTTTTTCTCCATTCCCAGGACCATCAATAAAACCAAATACTTCTTCTGCGTCTAATTTTCCTTTTCCTCCATTTGCAGCTTTAACTCTATTTACTATATCGTCATATATAGTTCCTTGAAATCTTCCTATGTTTTGAGCAAAATCTTTATCAGCTGTTTTTAAAAGCTCTATAGCGCCTTTTGCATTTTTTAAAGAATCAGCAGATATATTTTGTCCAACAAAAGCTTTTCCACCTATTATGTCTTTGAAAAGATTGTCAACCCCCTCATCTGCTGCAGAAACAGCTCTATAAACACTACTACTTGTTTGCTTTCTAGCATACAAATCATTTTTTATTGCTTTAAATTCTTTTTTAGCATTTACAAGTTTTTGTAAATTATCCACCTTACCCTCTGCTAAATCTTTTATTTTATTATAAGTGCTTCCTGCGTACTTAAAATATGCGTCCTCAGTATCAAAAGTATCAAGAATTTCTTTAAATCTTCCCTTTTCTGCTTGCAAAGCTTTGGTTATTGTTTCATCTCCAATATTATTTTTTAAAGCTGCTATAGCTTTTGTATAAGCTTCTTTGTTGCTACCACTCCAAGAGCTATAACTTTCATACATTATGTCTTGAAGTTCTTTTTTTAATACTAAGCTTTCTTTGTTTAAACCTTTTGCTTGTAAATTTCTAACAGTATTCATTTCATCAAGCATTTTTTTTAATAAATTGTCTAACTTATCATTTGATACATTTATTGTTTTATTAATTTTTAAACTTGCTTTTCCTAATTCTTCTGCAGCTGTTTTACCAATAGCGCTAGATGATACAAAATTATTTATACTTACATTTTTATTATCAATAGATTTAAAAAAACTATTCATTTGTTCAATTAAATTTTGTTTAGCTCTTTTTTCTCTTGCACTTGCGCCTGTTACTGCTTCAGCAATAGACTGTCCCCTTGCTGGAATGCTTCTACCTAAAGCGGCCTGAGTAACAATACCAGGAGTAAATTTAGGTTTTATTTTTTCTTTTTTAAGTTCTTTTAAAACTTCATTTCTTGTTGCTTTAAAGCCTTTGTCAATATTTCCATCCGTATCTAAAATATTTTTTTTAATTGCTATTTGAGAATCCATTTTAAATATATCTTTTAAATCATATCCATCCATTAAAAATTTAGAATCTCTTATTGCTCCAACATTTGCAGTTTTTCCAAAATAAGTAGCAAATATACCTCCTAAAATTTCTCCAGCACCTTGAGCAACACCGCCTAAAACAAATTCATCTTTAAGCATTTTTGCAATTTCTTCATCGTTTTGTAATTGCAATCCTCTTCTAATTTCATCGGCTTCTTCAATTCCCTTACCAGCTGCAGAACCAGCTCCAACAAGTAAAGGTCTCCCAATTCTAGAATTTAAAAGTCCTCTTAAAAATTTTATACCACGCATATAAGGATTAACTGATGCAATGGCGCCAAATACAGGTCCAGCGTATCCAGCTAAGTCTGCAAAGTCTCCAGAAGTAAATGCTTTATTTTCATCAATAACAATATTTTTACTAGATGGGCTTAGACCCAACCTTGCTTGACCCATAGGTGTTAAAGCAAGACTTCCTTTTGAATCTCTTATAAAGCCACCTGAGCCAACATAGTCCTGTAATGCGTTTTCTTTTTCAGATACAAAATTACCATCATCATCATAATAATCTTCAGATACAGCTAACTGCGCTCTTAGAGCTTTGTCTTTTATACCTGTTTCATAGTCAAAAAAAACTTTGTCATACGCTTTAGAGCCTTCTTTTTTAGCAACTACAGCTTTAGCTTTGGCTTTAGCGTCTTCTGGATTGTTGGCATTTACTCTAACTACAACTCCTTCGGCTAACTTAACGTCATATATTTCCATTATGACGCATCTATAAATATGCCAGCAGAAGACCTACCTAAGTCTGTATTGCCAAGAATTATTGGGCTATCAAAACTGTAATCTTTAGTATTTATAATTTTTTCTAATAAATCTTTATAACTGCTTATAGCATCTTTTCCTACATTTCCGTAAGCTGGATTTTGCATTAGTTTATATGTAGTTGAAATTGTATCTCTTTTGTCAATATTACTGACTACTAAGCTTTGTCTAGCATTTTTAAGTTTTGTTAAAATTTCTGCAGGGGGACTGGTTAAATCTAAATCACCAAATACCCTATTAACAATATCTCTATCTGTATCAGATATAGTTCTTCCAGATTCTTGTAATATTGCTCTAATGCTTCTTTGTTTTACTTGCTCTATCATGTTTTGAATTTTTGTTGCTGCTGATGCTTCTTTTTCATAACCAGCAAAAGCTGCTGCCTCATCTTTAAATCTTTCAAACCTGCCTGGTAATCCTGTTATTGGAACACCTTTTTCTACAGCTTCTTGGAAAAGACTAATAGCATCATTCATAATAGCAATGGAAGCTTCTCCACCTTCAAAAAATCCAACATTTGCGTTTAATTCCTTAGCCATATTGTCTAAGCCTTTTATATCAGATGGTTTTAATAAAGGCTTAACTCCAGCTATTGCTTCTTCTGATTTTCTTTTAGCCTCTAGCTGGTCTTCTAAAACTCTTTCTTCTGAAGCTGCTGCAGTACCAACTCCAATGCCTTCTGCAAGATTGCCATATTGAGTTAAGCCTTTGCCAACATTTCTCATTAGTCTAAGATTGGCGTCGCTGTTAAAAAATTCTCCAAAATCTCCAAATATAGATGATGCTATTTGTTCTGCTCCATCATTATCATCGCTTAATGTGTTTAATCCTGGTATGTTTTCTTTATCTTTAGTGTCTCCAGGCTGTTTTTGTTTAGCTGGGTCGCCTGTAGATAATGTTTCTGTCTCCTCTTCTATATCTTTGTTTATTTCTTTTTCTGTTTCTGCAACTACATCAGAATCTTTTTGATTGGTAATTGGTGTAGTTTCTTCAGTTGCTAATGCTTCTAACTCTTTTGTCGCGTCAAAAACTTCTGGTGGTGTATAAGAAACCCCAGGTATTTGTAATAATCTTGCCAAACCAATATCTGATTTTGATATATCTACATCTGGAATAAAATCTTGAGCTGCTTGTCTTCCTCTAGCTCCTCCACCCAACTCTCCAAAAAATCCTGCCACACCCTCAAGCGCTGGACCTGCTATATTTGCAAACTGTCTACCTACTTCTTGAGCGCCATAACCAAAATCTCCAGGTCCAGCAAATGTTCCTCTTCTTTCTTCAAAAGAGCCTCCTATTTTTTGACTAACTCTAAAAGGTTCATCTATATTTGCAAAATTTTCTAATATTGCAGCTACATCTGGACTAAATTCAAAATCTATATTGTTAATTATTGAGTATAAGGTTGTTCCCCCAATCATTCCTTCCTTAACTTGTTGTTCAAAATTTTCTGGTAAGGTGTATATAGAATTAGTTTTTTTATCTTTTATTTGTAATTTTTTTAAACTAGAAAAAGTTTGAGTATCTGCAATTTCTGGAAGGTCATCTTCTTTAGCGGTCAAAGAAACTTTTTCTAGACTAGGTTCAACCATACTTATATCGGTATCTGGTTTGAGAGACATACCAACAATACTTCTTGCTTCTTCTTCACTTAGGTCAAAGTTCATCATAATAGCTGTAACC